GAGGAACAGGGGTTCCAGTTGGAGTTGGAGTTGGAGGAACAGGGGTTCCAGTTGGAGTTGGAGTTGGAGGAACAGGGGTTCCAGTTGGAGTTGGAGTTGGAGGAACAGGGGTTCCAGTTGGAGTTGGCGGTTCGAGTTCAACCGATGATAAAGAAAACCCTAATACCAAAGATCCTGTATTATAATAATACAATGTAAAATATTCATCATTTATAGTAGATAATGTACATTTTTGTGTGACATATAACGATGGAACATCACTAGCAATTAAATTCGTAGTAGTTATTCCTAAATTACAATCATAAAAATCGGCTGGATTAAAATTATTTTGAAGAGTAAATCCATCCAATCCATCTATAAAAAATTTAAAATTGTTTACTAATTCATCAACAGTAAAATAATAATTTTCTTGAGAATTTAAATTCATAACAAAACCATTATTATCAATTGTTACATATATGGGATTGTTATTTTTTTGAACAAAAATATTTTTGAGATAATTTACAATATCGTTTAAAGTAGTTCTAAATTCAGCAGAACCATCATTCTTGTAACCAACCAAAAAATCGCCGCTCAGTAAAGAAGATTTAGAATCAAAATCAGTAAAATTAATAGATGCCATATATCATATATTTATATTAAAGTTATCGCATTTTTATTTTCTATATCTCTTAAACTTTTCCAGTTATTGAATATATATTTGAAATATTTGATTGAATCCTAAATAAATCTTTTCCAGAAATTGTTTTTAAACTTTTTCCAGATATTGAATATATGTTATTTTGAGTTCCTTCTGGGGTAGGGGTAGGTGTTGGTGTTAAAGTAGGAGTTACCGTAGGTGTCGGTGTAAGAGTAGGAGTAGGAGTTACCGTAGGTGTAGGTGTCGGTGTAAGAGTAAGAGTAGGTGTTGGTGTAAGAGTAGGTGTTGGTGTAAGAGTAGGTGTTGGTGTAAGAGTAGGTGTTGGTGTAAGAGTAGGTGTTGGTGTAAGAGTTACCGTAGGAGTTAAAGTTGGTGTAGGAGTCGGAGTAACATGGAAAACAAATAAACCACTATTTCCACATTCTTTACATTCTAAACCTTGTGCGTCTGGATACGCACTAACCATTGGTAATTGTTTATCTTTACTTAAAACACCATAACCAGCTTCGTTTTCTATTATTACGTCGATATAACCAGTTTTTTGCGGTATTTGGGGAAAATCAAAACTTAAAAAGTTTTCATTATATAATGTAAATTCTGGAACAACTATTCCCCTAAAGGCAGGGTATTTATTTGCCATTTTAGGTATTGCTGAAAATGGATGAAAAAAACTAACACCATTAAACATTTCTTCGTTAGAAGAACTTAAATATACATTTTTAACATCGAAAAATGATTTACCATATATATCAATTTTTGGTAAATTTATATTTCCCAGTTGATTGTAACCCAAAATCATACACGGTTCCAAGTTTCTAGGTTGAGGTCTAGCAGAAATAGTAACAGTTTCAGTATAAAGTTCATCAACATCTTTCAGTAATTGTTCATTACTTTCTATAGCAGAAAAATCAGCGTTTATGACATATATTTTTCTGTAAATTTCATCTATTTTTTTAAACAACCAACCTTTTATAGTAAAAGATGTATCTGCTGTTATTCTGTATGCTTGAGTTGGACCCGCATCATTTGGATATTGTAATGATATATTACCATTCCACAAAACCTCACTTCTTATTTCGTAAGGAACAAGTGAATTTTCTAATGTTGGCGTTTTCCAAGATATTATAATATACGGATCACAATATGGAGCAAAATTTGATATAAGTTGATCCATATCATTTTGATATTTTGTTATCAATGTCATATTGACACCAATATTAATCGGTATTGGTTGTGGTATATTTTTTACAAAATCGGATGGTGTTATTGTTGTATTATATGGAACAACAAAACCATCGTTTTTATTAACAACTCTGGTTTGATCTCTAGATATGCCACCAATGCTTACTGCAATTGCAGGTACTGTTATTCCACCAGGTGCGGGGTTTTGTAAACTATTGAATATTCTTTGTTTTGGACCATAAACATAATTTACCTTAATATCATTGGGAGGAGTTACTATGTTTTTTTGATTATCATATCTCTTGATAAGAACATCATTAAAAGCACCAACAAACTGTTCTAAAACTGTTTGGATTTCCCAATAAAACGTATAATTTTTCACTACATATATTTACATCTAAACTAATCTATCTAAAAAATGTTTAGGCAAATTTTGTTTTTCCCTCATTATAGCATCGACTATTACTGCATCTAATATATATGTTATCGAATAATCTCCAGATGATCTTGTGCATCTACCACACATCTGAATAAGCTTATTCAACATCTTCATTGTGTAATGTTTTGGATTTGCGTCCATCATTTTTTTAATTCTTTTTGAACTCAATGGTAGATATGGTGATTTTAAAATTATTTGAAATCTACCTAAATCATCATCGAGACTAATTCCTGTATCTAAAGATGGACTAACTAACACGGTAGGTTCATTTGTGTTTTTATGAACGTTTAACATTTCTTCATTGGTAGAAGAAATGTCTTTGAATAAAAACCTTGAATTGTTTCTTGTTTTAAATTGCAGTTTATTTGCAATAAAATTTGTGTGAGTATGAATGACTCCTTTTTCATTAGAATGCTTATCACACAAACTTACAGCAGCATCTAACACATGAGGTAGGTTTTGCTCCATTGTGTTGTATGAAAGTTTGAATTTTTTACTGCAAAATATTGGAGACTTTTTGGGGTCAAATGTTGATTCGGATTCAAAATATTCATAATCATCTATACCTAAACTTTTAGCAAATTCTTTATGATTACTTAAAGTTGCAGACATCATCAATACTTTATCTGCACCGGAAAATATATTTTTTGCGATAGGTTTTATGTCATATGGACATAAAACTAAACTATCACTATCTCTTTTCTCGACCAAATAAGAAGAAGAATCCCAATATTCCAAAGTTTCTTGTAATGAATTAAATATTCTATTCAGTTTCGATAATTTTTGCATTTCTTTAAAATATGCTTTATCGCCACTATCCATATCGTTTAGTGTTGTTTTTATAGATTCAACACGATTCTCTAATTGAACATATACATCTTGTAACCAAAATAAAACAGATTTTGAATCATCTGTTAGAATTTTTTTATATTTTATGTTTTCATTATCTATCTGTGAATATTTTAATTCAAAAGTATACTTGGATACAAGTTCATCTTCCAACCCACTTGCTTCATCACAAATATAAATTTCACGTTTCCTTAAAAATGAAGGAAGATTGAAAAATACCCTATAGTTTAAAATAGGTGTTTTCGATGATAATGCATTATTTCTGGCTTTATAGTATGGACACCTATCACAATCAAAACAATTTTGTTTTAATTTTTTGGAAAAAAGACAAGGTGCATTTTCAGCACTATAAGCAGAATCAACATCACATTGATAATTGTTTTTTCCTTTAATGGTTGGAATATCGTTGAATAAATTCTGATATTGATCTTGTAAAGATTTTGTGATTGTTAAAATATAAGAACTACTAGGATCTGCATTTAAAAAATCAGATTCATGGATGTAATCACCGTTCTTATTTTTTTTATAAACTGAATAATCATTGATTAATGACTTCAGTTTATAGCTCATATCTCTTGTTGAGTTACCAACAGTAACTCCAATATGACTTTTACCAGAACCAGTTGGTAAACACGCTATAATATATTTTTTGTTTGACGCAAAACATTTTTGTATCTTTTCAAGAGCTTCAACTTGTTGAAGCCTCGGTGTTGAATTTGACGGAAAATGCGACGATAGTGATTTATCTTCTAAAGTTTTCAAGACTTCTAACTATATCAACATTCACTATTTTTTTCAAGCAAGAACATGGAAAAAAAGAAAGATTTTGTGAATCTCTTCCAACATTTAATCTACCATAACACTTTTTACAGTTGTCTTTTGGTTTCTGTGTCAACGGAAGCTGTCCTTCGTCTAAATATTTTACATCATCTTCAAGTATTTCATATACTGTTCCCGAAAAAATACTGTAAGCATATACGATTTTATTGTTCATAGTTTCCATCTATTGTTAATATGGTATCCCAAAATTTATTTCCTGCAATTTTTTTAGGATATAAAATTAAATTTGTTTCAATTTCCGGTGAAAACTTTGATAGAGTTTTTATTCTATAATCAAAAAAAACCAAATTGTCTTCTTCATGAATTTCAACACCATATGGAATTGGAATTTCAATTTTTTCTTTCTCTTTTTTTGCAGTTTTCATTATGAAAACCAAATAGAAATTTTTTTGATAAAAAAGTATTAATTTTCCTTTTTTATAAATTTTTTTATTTACTTCTAAAGTAATTTCTTTTTGTAAAAGAAACTTACATGCATTTTCTAATTCAGATCCATGAATAGTCATATTACTTGTCTATAAAATTTTTCTTTTGAGATGCAGTCATTTTTAAAACAACCTTATCAAAAAAATTGAAAAATTTTGCTTGATCAGCTTTCGTGGTTAAATTGAAAAAAGTAGCTATTTCACAGCTTTCGGCTGGTATAGCTCTCCAATTCTGCATTATAATGTCCCACACAACAACAAGACCTTTGGATTCGGCATTGTAAGGTGGGTTTTGAGTAGGTCTAACAAAGTTTAATATATTTTTTCCTATATCGCCATTAAGAAGTTGAACGTTTAAAGTGCAAAGAATTCTTCTATTTGGGGGAAACCCCAATTTTTTATTCCTACGTTTAAATTTTATTTCAACAACAGATTGTTGGCATATTTTTTTTAAACTTGAAACACCTAAACCCATATTTTAATTTTTGTTTTCTGAACAAATTCCAAAAATTCTTGATTCGTTTAAAAAAACTATGTGTTTCATATCATTCATGTTTGCTACCTGAATACCTTTGTCATTAGGAAAAACCACAATATCTCCCTCTTTTACTGTTTTACATGCAGGACCAGCCAAAATAACTTCAGCCAATCTCCAAGTAAAATTTACAGCATTAATTGGAAGATATATACTACCTCTTTTTATTTCAGTTCCATCTTCACTTACATCGATATATCGACACATCAAAATATCATCTAATACTTTTGTAAGCTTCCAACCATCTAAATTAAAATCTTGTCCTAGATAATGATCGATTTGTATTTTTCCGCCAATTAAGTCTTCTTGTTCTGGTCTTGCTATCATATTATATTTTATTTACTAATGCTTTTAAATTCTTCAAGTTGTTTTTCTAAAAAAATTATTTCTTTGATAGATACTTCTTTATTTTCTGCTAAATTTTTTATTTCACCAATATCAACATCTTCTATTTTTGTTTTTTTAATATAATCTATTTTACGATTATGTTTAGGTAAAATTGCTTTATAAAAATTAAAATAAGGAATATCCTTATTTTTTGTAAGCCATCTGTTACTGGTAAGATTGATTATGTTACAAAAATCATTCGATGCCATTGTTAACCATCGATTAACAATGTAACAAGAAACATCATCAAAATCTGAAATATTGGATTTCTTTTTTAAAATCCAATTTAAAACATCAAATAGTTTATTATTCATCAGTTACAATATTTATTTTTAAAAATTTCTGCACTCTTTTTCCATTCATCAGACATCATACTATCACCCAAACCAAAATGTGTAACTTTCAATGGATATACGCCGATTTTAAGTCTATTTTTGTTAGCATTCAAGCAAAAAGAAATATCATAATGATGGAAATCAAAAGATTCATCGAATCGTGTGTTTGTTTCTAGTAATTTGTTAACATCTACTCCTATAAACAAACCATCAATAACTAATGCACGAGAATCAGTTGGTCCAAAAACTGTAGTCCAGTATATTTTATCTTTAGAGTGCGAAACTTCTCCAACCATATCTTTTCTTTCACACATCATATGCCATGCTGTTACATGAGATGCCAAATTACATTTTTTTGAACCTGCTAAACCAACTATATCATATTTATCAAAAGCCAAAGATATTTTTTCATCAAAAAATAAATCTTCTATTAAAACATCATCGTGGATGAACAATAGATAATTGTTTTTAAATTCCTCTGTAATAAATGAATTATACAATTTAGGCAATCCAATTTTGTTTTCATAACGAATTATTGAATTGTTTTTAATTCCAAGTTTATCGATGGACAATGAAAGTTGTGATTCTTTTTTAAAATCATCAGAGTTTTTTTGAGTTGCACATATAATTTTATAGTTTTTCATGAAATGTTTAAATAAAAAGTAAATATCTAAGGTAAATAATAATAATGAAAGTTTCTACAAAGTCAAAAAAGAAAAGCGCAAAAAAAAGCAAAACGAATAATGAAGTTTCTAGAATTTTGCATAACAATATGCACCGTTTAAACATAGAAGAAAAAAGCGATTTGCCTTTTCTTCGAAATTTTTTATTTTCTTTAATCAAAGAACAAGAAGAAGAAGGTTTACCGTCTTCTGCTGGAGATGAACCAAAAACACCACAAGACTTTACTCCCGAACAGAATCAAAAAGATTTGGAACAATCATTAGACCCAAACACCGATCCATCAAAATTTGATGTTCAAGGCGTTTCTCCAGAATATACAGTTCAACACATAGAGAAAATTTTAAAATGGTCTAAGAAATTAGACGAGTTTGCTATGTTTTTAAATAGTCCAACAGAAGATTCTTTGCATAAAATTTTAGCAGACAACGATAGAAGTGGTAGTTTACTCAAAGGCGTTACTAGAAAAGCATCTGACTCGATTACAAGAATAACAGGAGAAATAGAAAAATTAAAAGCAGTTCTTGACACATATATTAACACTGCTCCTAAAAAACTCAGAGATCAAGACAGTATCAAACTAGCTGGATAAACACAAACAGTTATTTGCAATTATTCTGTAATCAATCTCGTCGTAAGATTTAGCAACAGCATAATCATTAAAATCTTTATAGTTCATATCATTTAACCACATAAAAACTGATTCTCCACGTTGTAATAATTCTTGTGTTTTAGTTTTTGATGTTTTATCCAATCTAGGATTATCCAAAACCCATATTTTTTTATGAAATGGAAATTCGGTTAATTGCTTTTTCTGTAAATTATTTAATGTTAAACCAGCGGCAGCTACTCCGTTTTTAACAAACATAGAATCTATCGGACCTTCGAAAATAAAAATATATTCTAGATCAGTGTCCACTCGATCAATACCGAAAAGAGATTTTTCAGAACCAACTTTTCCCAAATACTTTGGCAAAGTATTATCCAAAGTTCTAGTTTGGTAAAAAATAATTTTTTTATCTCTGTTTTGAAAAGGTATACACAAACGATTTTTATGATGAAAGTCAGTGAGGCTTAAATACAAAGAAGATGGACGATTAATGGCATTGTCTAATCTTCTATCTTCAATATATCGATATGCTTTTTTAAAGAAGTTTGATTTTTCGTTATAAAATTGTTTTTGAATTGAATCAAACAAATTAATTGAATCGTAAGGTAAAATAGGTATTTCTCTATTTTTCTTTTCGATAGAAAAGTCTATTTTTTTACTAACATCCAAAGAAAAATTATCAGTTTTTATTTCAGAATAAATCTCATCTGGACTTACACCACAAGCATCACATATCCAATTTAATGCATTCCAAGATCTTGAACAATTAAAACAATAAAAACTATTCGTATGAGGATAATAATATAATCTTTTTTTATAACCCCAACTCTTACCTTCTTTGCAAATAGGACAACCCGCTATATACGTATTGTCAAATTTTTTAAATTCAGGTTCTCCCGAATATGCATAAAATTTATTTAGAACATATGTTTCAGGTATTTTCACTATATCATCATATCAATACCTAAACGAAAAGCAAGAAAGATTATATGTTTGTTGCTGGAATGATATCAGAAATCAAACTATCAGATTCACCAAAAGGTTTGCCATTTTCTTGGATATAAAGCTCTGTCATTTTTAATCTAGATTCTCTATCACCATAAATTTCAATCATTGCTGCTGAATCTTGAACCGGAAAGATTCGCCCATCATTACTCGAATACGATTGACGAAATGCTTTAAATATATTATCTATTTCTTCTCGGTAAACGGGGTCAGTTTCTCTGAGTTCATTATTTTCAAGTGGAACTTCTGCTACTTTTGTTAAAGGGACAAAAAACACAATATCATAAAGTTTTAAAGTTTCCTTCACGATAGTTCTAGTTTCTTCTAGAAACTTATCCGATACTTTACCATTAAAATTCAACCAACAAGTGTACGCCAGATTATCTAACACACAACGATCTGTTATTACAAAATCTTTTTTTGTTAATTCAATAGCCTGATCTACTAAATAGTTAAGTATTTGTTTTTGAGACTCTTCTGTTCCGTTTTTTGAATGCGGAATATTGTTATTCTTAATAAGATCTCTATAAGAATCGTTTGGAGTTTCGTACATTTTCCATTTTTTTAGAAAATCGTTAACATAAGTTGTTTTACCGGTGGAATGAGTTCCCGTTATAGCTATTTTCATTTTTTATAAATTTTAATTTCTGGAAAGTTTTCAAATATTGTTTCGGTGATATCATCACGATAACCGTTCAGTTCATAGTCATCAAACAAATATATATCTTCTAAAGGAATCTGTGAGTTGTTTCTTATTTTTTTGGCAATTTCTATCATATTAGAAACATCTTCTTTATACCAATTTGAACATACATCAACAGATGCTGAATACAATAAAGATTCCAATATTAACTTTAAGTCACTTTTTGCTAAAAAACTTTCTACCATATAGAAATATTATATGGAGGTTATTTAATAAATCAAGTTTTTTTATTCTTCTTTTGGAAATTGGTTTGTTAATTTTTCCAATTCATCTAATAAAATTTTTTCGGCTTTCATGGGTGATTGCTCAATCGTTTGTTGAATGCCCGATATACGATTTCTAGTATCTATATCATCTTTTGCTACAAATATTAATGCTTTTTGTATCATTAATAATAATGATTTATATTTTTCTTCATTTAAATCGATAGTTTCTTCGTTGGGAAGTTGAGAATCCACAGTAGGTTGTGGTTGAGCATCAGATTGAGACATTGCTTCACCTTCAGGTTGTTGCATATCTTGCTCCAATAAATATTTTTTCGACAAACTATTGTATATATCCGTGAATTTCATGATTATAAATTTACTTACACCTATTATACACAAAATCCCTATTAATTTTGAGGCATTTCGATTAAGTAATAATAATGGAAGACGAAAGTTTTATTTTTAACAAAAATTCATATGTAACATTTGATGGTACAAGATTGCGCGATATAATAGTTGAAAGATTAAATCGTGGAAAAGTCTTCACTGATCAAAATTACCAAGGATCAAATTTATCAGCAATTATAGACGTTATAGCATATAGTTTTAGTAATCTTTTGTTTTATTTGAATAAGACATCATCAGAAAGTTTATTTACAGAATCTCAAATATACGAAAACATGAATCGTATTGTTAAATTATTGAACTATAAACCAGTTGGTCCCATAGGACAAACTGTTCCTATAAAATTTAAAACAACTAATAATTTATTAAAAGGAAACTATATAATACCAAAATATAGTTATATAAATGCTGGAACAACAACATACTCTTTTAAACAAGATGTTTCTTTAACTAAATTAACAAACAATATAAGTGAAGATATTGTAGTTTTAGATAATCAAATATCTTTAACACAAGGTATATTTGAAGAATATCCTTTATATACTTCGGGAGGAATAGATAACGAAAAAATTTATATATCAGTAGATTCAAAAGTAAAAATAGACAATTTTAATATAGACGTATATGTTAAAAAATATAATACGAATTTTTGGCAAAAATGGACAAGAGTACAAGATTTGTTTATGTATAAAGCCACCGATACTGTATATGAAATCAGATACAATGAAAATAAAAGATATGAGGTAAATTTTGGTGATGATGTAAATGGTCAAAAATTGCAAAAAGGAGATAGTGTTGCTGTTTATTATTTAAAAATAAATGATAATGTTCAAAACATAGGTGCTGGTGGAATTGTAGACGCACCAATAGTTAGATTTAATTCTTTGCAATTTTCTAAAATATTAGAAGATACTGGTATAGAATATGGAAATTATCTATCATCAAATGATAGTTTAAACATTCAAATAAATAATGATTTTCCATCAACCGATTATTCATCAGAAGAAACTGTCGATGATATTAGAAAAAATGCACCAAGAGCATTTCGTTCACAATATCGATTGGTTACTAAATCTGATTATGAAGTGTTTGTTCAAAAAAATTACTCAAACATAATATCTGATGTAGTATTATTAAATAATGACGAATATTTAAAACAAAATATAAAATATTTATATGATTTAGGATTAAAAAATCCACAAGAAGATACTAAAATATTATACAATCAAATAAAATTTGCAAATAGTTGCAATTTTAATAATTTATATTTATATCTAGTCCCGTCAAACCCAGATCAAGAATATTTAACTACTGCTCAAAAGGAATTTATTTTAGAGGGACTAAATGAAGTTAAAACCATAACAACACAAATAGTACCAATAGATCCAGTATATGTGTATTTAGATTTTTATTTAGAAAACCCTGCATCAAATCCTAATTTAGAAGATGTATCGCAAACAAAAATTAGAATATTAAAAGATAGCAAAACAAGAAGATCGAATTCTGCAATATTACTAGATGTTAAAAACATATTACAAGATTCTTTTTCCAGAGAAAATTCAAAATTGGGGCAATTGATAGATATATACGAAATTGCAAATAGGTTGTTGAATATAGAAGGTATTGAAAACATTCAAACTCATAGATCAGATTTAAATCTAACAATAGAGGGTCTTTCCTTTATCATATGGAATCCAATTTACCCCGACAAAGACATTAAAGTTTTCAGTCAAAACTATACAGTAGAAGGATTCAAATATCCGATATTTTCTAATTTGGAAGATATTGCGGATAGGGTAGAAATTATAGAATTAAATAAATCTATTAAAATTGCCGACTTTTAAAAAATAAAATGTCTAATACGATACCAATTATAGCAAATAGATATTCGGGTTACACAAAAGCAACTCGTTTCGAAGCTTCAATATCATATGTTCCGATTGAAGATATAGTTAGAATAAAATGGTCGATGGGGGATGGTTCGTTTTATTACAATCGTCCAACCATAGAGCATTATTATTCCGTACCTGGTGAATATGAAATAACAGTTCATGCATATACCGCAAATGATTACTACACTTCCAAGATAACGGTTTCTGTTACTAATTTTTTAAAAGAATCTATATACTTTGACGTAATACCACCTCCAACATTCGCTGGACATTATAATCGATATCCATTTAGAGTACACATAACATCATTAGATGAAAGACCACATACTATAGATTTATATTCACAATTTTCTAGGTCATATCAGTACCAAGAACCTCAAAACAAGTGGTCATTTTTAAAACCTCAATGGAGATTTTTAGATTTAAGCGGAAATCAAGTGTGGACAGTTCAAACGACAGATACACTAATAAAGATAGATGAAGATGGTAGATTAACAAATGACGGATTGACAATTGGCGTATCAGGTTATGCTGAATTTTATTTTATAGATGATATATATAATTCCGATTTAGCAGTAGATGGTGAAATTTACACAACAATATGGGCAACATTACAAACAAGTGCAATAAGGGTTCCCGCAGATAGTAAAAACGCAGATTTAACACTACCTGGGTTTTCCAATAGTAGTGCAACCGCATTTGCTCCACATGTTTTTTTACGTAGACAACCGGAGCAATTTGACATAACAGAAAATGGAATAAGACCACATGCAAATCCAAGATGGACGAGTGCCGAACAACCAGTCATTATTAAAACAGGGTTCTCTGAAAATTATTACGACGATTGGATAGACGGAAACGGAGTATTGGAATACGACAAAGAAGCAAATTTTGCGAGATATGTTCCGTTAGAAGCACCAAACGTTCCAATAAATGCTGGAGTGATAGGAATGGATACAACATTTAGTCCAACGCCAGAAATTAAATGGATAGATGATACAACATATAAAGTGGCAGGATACTATAAAGGTTCTTTTACAACTACAACACCATTTTCTCTTAATACTAAAATAACAGCATCTTCAAATATATTAACACCACCAACATCATCACATTATTTTAATCCGCTTATATGGTTATCAAATCCAGATGCTGGAACCTTTAGTATCGCTCAATACTATAAAAATGATAGATTAAAATTTGAAGAAATAGACACACCAAATTTAGAAGTTGCTCAGGTTAGAACGGTTGAAATGCCAGTCATAAGCGAAGTTGATTTTGATATGGATCAAATGGCACTTTCAGGGTTCCATGGAATATATTCTATTGCAGCATTACCAGCACCTAATTTTCATGCATGGATAGCTGATTCCGAAATGAATCGCATATACCGAATGACATCAAAAGGCGATATATTACACATGATAAATTTACATGATGTTCTATCAGCAAATAAATTAAATTATTTAATAGAAAAACAAATTAGTCCTGCACATATATCAGTAGATGGAAATAAAAATCTTTGGGTAACATTATACGATACCGTTTCTGTTTTAAAATTTGACAACTATGGAAATTTCTTATTTGCAACACATCCATTGGATGTTATTTCTTATGATGTTCCATGGGAGCATGGTAGATGGTTTAATGAAACTACTCGATATACAACAGAAGATCATATAAACATATTTAACTATAGACTAGGAGCATTTAATGGTGATGTTAATATAATAGAACCAACAGGTGTTGATCCTGATAAAAACAATGATGCATGGGTAACATATTCAAATGCAACAAACGGATATATTGTTAAATATTCATCATGCGGTGATCCAATGTCTGTTATATTTGCACCAGCATGTTCAACACCACAAGAGGTATTGGTTGATAAAGATAATAATGTATGGATTTGTTATAATGGAATTATATGGAATGCACCAGGTGTTATAGAAAAAAGAACCAGTGAAGGTGTTTTATTAAGCAGTTTTGATGGAATTAGAAATCCAAATTATATATCATTAGATTTAAATCAAAATTTATGGTTTTCTTGGGGATATAATAAAATAGGAGTTATTGATAATATAACAGGATATACTCAATCTTACACTATAACTGGTGTTGATTTAGTATGTGAAAGTGACTCAGACGGTTATTATCATCCTAGAACAGATGATTATTCATTTTCTAGTGATTATCCAAAAGGAAATTTACCGTTTGATTCAAGAGAGAGTAAAATACCTTGGTTTGATGAAAGTTTGAATGCCGACGAAACCGCAATCGAAGGTGTTGCGTGTGATATGCGCGGTTATTTATATATTTTAAATTCAATAGAAAATCAAGTTTATGTTTTTAACACAAAAACAAGAACTTTAATTGATAGGTTTTATATAAATCCGCAAGGATTTTTATTTACCATAGATGATCAACTTGAAACCACAAATATGGAATATTATTTGTGGGCAAAATCATTACAAGCGGCTGGAGATTGGACCGGATGGAAATGGACAAATAAGTACGGATTGGATTATTTGCCGTATTATACAAACGAAACATCATACATAACAATAACAGGTGAATCATCACCTATAAATTTTTATGATCGTTCAATATATACTGCATTTAAAATAAACGAAGATTTTGATTTAGCAGAAAAAATGTATGATGCTGCTAGTATGCCTATTTTAAAAAATAGTGAAAATTTGTTTAACAATTTTTTAGGAACAATTTTTGGAAAAAAACCTTTTTATCAAGATGATTTAGCAGTTGTTGCATATGAAAAAATTGCAAATTTTGTTTTGAATAACTCAGATCCAGATACTTGTGAGATTCCGCAATTGTATAATTTGTCAAAAATGATAGATTCTGAAGGCGAAAATTATCAGTTAGATTACCCACCAACAATTCGCAGAATTATGAATCTTGGAAGTGTAAATCTGTCAAAATTACTTGGAGTAAATTGTAATTGTGGATTGTCTTTTGAAAGACCAAATGATTGTGCAAAAATACAAATATGTTCATATTGCAAAAAAGAAAAAAAATCAAATAGAGGAGATTTGATTAGTACTTTAAATTACGAGATAACAGCAGGTACTTCAGTTGTTTTAAAAAACAAATCAATAAATGATTATCGTTTAGTTCCAACCGGATATGTTAATAGCTTAACAGCATATACTATAAACGATCTTGCAACATCTATAGGGTTTAATACAGATTGGCAAGATTTTTATGAATTTTATGAGTACATCCCAGCTTGGAACGGCGGAATAATAGAAAATTTAATTGATTGGAATTCCGAACAAACCACTATCAACAGAACAATATCAACTTCTGATGAATGGTTCAGAGATGAAGGTTTATTGGATATTTTTTTAAATTACGAAATATATAAAGGTCTTGGTTTATTGGACGAATAATGATTTGAAAATAAAATTTTACATCTAAGTATATAATAAATGTCTGATATAGGATTCACAGTAACAAAAAATGGTAATTGGCCAGAAGAAACTTACAAATTTTCTCCAATAACATCGATATTTCCAAACAATTTGGGTTATATCAAATACCTTGGCCTCAGTTTTTACAGCAAAACTCCTTATTTTGCGTTAGATGAATATGATTCTTTTACATGGCCTTATAAAGCAGTTTTCAAACCAGCAAATCAATTTACACCAGCAGAGTTAGCAGATGGTTACCCTTTGGTTGATTACCAAGCGAGTGATTCATCTTTATTTTTTGTTGCATCTGCTGTAAGGAGACAAAAATCATATTCAAATTTGGTAAATTACTTCATATTACAAGATACATCAACAAATCCTGCAATGTTTTATGGTTACTTATTTTATCCTCAAAATTTAATACTAAAACCTACTCAAGCATCAAGAATAAATTCCACACAGTATACATTACAATTAAAAGCAAGCCTATCGGATCAAAATACTATATTTTTTAAATTTGAAAATCCGATGAATGTGGAAGCTACGCCATTATTGCATAAAAATTATATGCTATCTGGTAATTCAAACATAACAGATTATCCTACAAGTAATAATAATTTATGTACATTTTTTTATGGAATTAGTTCAAATCAATCAATATCCAGAAAAAAAATTATAAATTATACAAAAGATAACAATCCAGCAACTTATGGCGTGTTGTTAAACACAACACAATATCAGTCAAAACTGAGGAAAGATAGAACTTTTGTAGAATTTAATTTAGATTTCAGAACAACTGATAAAGAACAGATTCAAATTGAAACATTGGCAAATCCACATCCTGATAGTTTTGTTTCAAATAAACCATTATCGATGCCAATAAATTATTTGTATGAAGATTCTACTGGAATACAAACATTTTTATTATTACAAAGTGGATTAAATTTAGCTTATCCTATTCAAGATATTAGAAATAGTGTTTCTTATATAAAATTAAACACAAATACAACAAAACTTGATTACACAGTTTTAACCAGAAATTTAGGATCTACGTTTTACAAATTAGCTTCTGGACAAGCTGGAACATCTTTATCATTGTCTTATTTCTTAGATTCGTCTTATATTCACGATACAGGAGAAAGCGTACAAAACACAGTTTTAGGATATAATGTGCAAGGAACCCCGAGCGCAACTTTGAATAATGGTGGAATAAAATCAAATGTTGCTAATAATAATACTATAACATTTACAACAAAATATCCCCCACATTATTATTCATATCAATTAGCAGTAAGTTCCACATCAATGTCAAACGAAGCAGTAGAAAATGCTACAACATATTTTCAATTGTCATCATACACTTTTGATAATACAAATCCAAATTTTATATTAATTCACACTGTACTACAAACTGAAAATAAAATGATGATGTTGGAACTTGAAACATTTGGAGAACATGACGAAATCATGTATGTACCAGATTTCACAGAACAAAGTTTGTTAAATGATATACCTAGTGCTTTTGTTGGAACAAAAACAAGTACAACAACTCCATATGATTTAAAAAACCCAACATGGGTATCCGCGCAAACAAATAGCGTATTAAAAGTAAATTATCCTGATTTTTTAATGGGGTCTGCTGAACTCAAAATAAGACCAAAATTAAAAACAAAAAATGGATTAAATGAAGCTCAAATAGTTTCAATTTTTGAATTAAAAGGAAAGTATGATACACAAACATATCCATTGTATTATGAGACAATAAAGGAAGATATAGATTATATAGATATTGATATATCGATGTTAAATTCTACAATTGGATATCCTGGTGTAGATCTTACAAATTCTAACATATCATGGACATATAACACATCAGACCCAAATGTAAAATTATATACACTAACAAAAAACGTAAATGGAACATATACAAGAACAAATTCTATAATACCAAAAAACACAGCATTGCCATACGATTTAAATAGTTGGTATGTTAGATTAGAAGGTTATGGTCCAAATACAACAACTCTAACTTTATCATCACAAAAACATAATAACACAGTTCAAATAACAACAGATCCTACTTTTTTTGATTATTTTTATGAGAAAAAATTAATAGTAGAACCAGTGGTAAGTTTTGATAATTCGCCAGAAATAAGAACAGTAACTTTATCGGCATATATACCGTTTAAGGGTAGAAAATATAATTTAAAATCAGACAGTCCAATTTTTTGGTCATGGACATATAATAATACATACAATAGTTTAAGCACACCAATAACTGCGAACTATACAAAATACAGCACAAATCAGTATACATCCCGCGAAAACGATTTTGCAGATATTAATGATAAATTAAAATTTTCAATTAAACCATTACAAACAAATGTTTCAAACGATGTAAATGTAAAAATTACAGCACATACAGCAGATACTATTATACCATATACTGGAACATATGAGATAGATATTGACACATTCCCAAATACAAATTTATTAAATGCTAATTTTTTTATAGCATATCAGTCATTTCCAAATGACAAAATTTTAGAAACATCAAAAAAACAATATGTATTAACTAGACCTAATAACACAAATGCAAAATATACTTTAAAAACCGATTTGCCTTCTGATTTAAGTTATACATCTTTAAGATGGGAAATTGTAAATGCCGCAAACCAAAAAACTACATTCAACAATTTACAATCTATTAATTTAGACGCAACAACATCTTCTAAATTTACTGTAACATTATATGTTGTTGATGCGCAAATAAATGGTTGGAATAAAAAACACACAGCAATACAAACAGTAACTATATATAGTTTACCACAGGCTGATTTTGATAAGAGTTTAAATTTTTTAATTTATCCGGAATATACATGGAAATATAATGACAAATTAACATTATTAAATAATTCAAATTACACATTATCTGTTGGTCCAACAGCATACAGATATAAAAATTCAAACGATCAAAACTTTAAAGTTCTTGCTGATTCTGGTTTTGATAAATACGTTTATAATTTAAATGGCAATGGAGTCAATCTAGGAACATTTGATTCTAGATATGGTATGTTGACAATACCATACACAAATGCGTATTTGTCAACACAAGGACAAACAATATATCTATCCGCATATAATGAATATTACCCAGAAGGAACATCTTTGTATTATAAAACAATTGAATCTAATGTTTTAGTAACAAAAACATTTAATAATGTTACAAAAACTATACCATATAGTACTTCCACATCATTAGCCAATATTTTTTATCAAAACCCAAAAGGAATTGAATATAATTCATTTAAATTGAATTTTAATCCATTGCAATTTACTTATAATTTAGACGATGATAGATCTATAAAAATAAATCAAAGTTTTGAAAATCTACCATTAGATACACCAGCAAAAATATTAGAAACAACATCTACGGTAACTTATATTTTGTCTGCACCTAAATGGATTGTTAAAAAAGATATACCAGCAGTTAATGGAACATTTACGTTATTTAATTTAAATGTAGGAGACGATCTAACAGAATTGACCATCAATGGCACAAGACAAAATACATTAAAACTAACAGCATCGGCAAATTTGAATATACAAATACCGAGTTCAACGTTTGACAATTATGATTTAGTAGAATGGCCTACTGCCAGAAATTTGTGGGGAATTAAAAACATAAACATAAACACAAATTACAACTCTCTGTGGAATACTTTACTTGCATATACACTATCAGTTCAACCTAAAATATTTTTAAGCACATATTATGCAACCACAGGAAGTGATGTTTTTGTAGAGTTTGAAACGCCCGACTATCCAACAAATAAAATATCTTCTTATGAAGTTGATTTTGGAGATGGTAATATATATACCGGATCAATTGATAATAAATTTTATCACACATATCAAAATTCTGGAACATATTATGTAAAATATAAAGCTATATTTGAAGACACGTCAGTTAAAGAATATATTGAAAATAAACCTTTTATTATTATAAAACAATGGTCTGAATATTCGCAAGAAAAAATCAGAATCATCGATGAAGCAGAATTAGAAATGCCTTATAATGAAGATGACGTTAAAATACAACCAAATGAGTTTGGTGATGTTGACATATTCAATACTTGTTTAAAAAGAATACTCGATTGCTTACAGTTTCTTAAAAATAACACACAGACAATTAATATCGATTCTCCGATAGTTTATTATGGTTGGATGGGAACTTCGAATGCAAATAGATCAGCTGGCATTAGATGGTATACTGAAACAACATATGGTAATGAATTTTACGCACAACCAGAATACGCTATTCCAAGAGGTCTTGGATTAATAATAGAAGGAGAAGACGGACCTCAATATGGATATAATCAATATTATCCATCAGACAAGTTTGATAATATTAAAGACATATATGTTGGGGAAAAATATATATATGTATTGGATGACAAAAAATTTAGACTTTTTGATAACGGAAAAGAGTCAAAAGAAATAAAATTCTTAAATGCCAGCGAGCAAGATGAACTGTTTTTTGATCCAAGATCAATTGTAGTTTCAGATGATGAAAGTTCTATATACGTTGCTGATTCTATAAGGCACAAAATATATAGATTAGATTTTGATTTTAGTGATCCATATAATCCATTGTTTAGTTTGGTGTTAACGGTAGGAACATTAGGATCATTGAATGATTCAAGTAAATTTGATTTTCCAACCGATTTAAACATTTTTGATGAAAATCTGTTTGTATTGGATTACAACAATAATTGTGTAAAACAATATAGTAAAGATTTATCATGGATATACACTTATTATGATAACAGATTTGAAGGAAAACAAATAATAAATATAACAGTTCATCCAAATGGTTTATTATATGTTTTAACAAATGAATCTAGGGTCTATATATTTGATCAATTATCAGAAGAAGCATTTGCAACATTTGATATATCTAATGCAACACCAGATGATATAGTAAAAATAATTTTTGATGAAAATGGTGAATTTTTATTAGTTGTATCAAAAACAAATGTTTTAAAATATTCATCAGTAGGAGAATATATAACACATTATTCACTACCTGAACTTGGTGGTTTAGAATTTACTTCTGCTATATCTTCTAAAAATAGAACAATAAATATATCATCTAAATATTCAATTTTAAGATTTCAAGATTTTGTTCAAATTTTTAAAATAGGAGGAGAATCCGGTAAATCATATTGGTCAAATGACCAAATATTGCTCAAAAAAAATGAATTTGCACAAGATTTAAATTATAACGTCGCATTAAATAGATTAGCACAAAATATTAAAAACTTTAGAGATTCGTTAAATGCGAAATTTGTGTTGGTTAGCGAACAGACTAGCAGAGGAAGAGTTACGTATTTCACTATTGTACCAATATCAAAAAATGAAATAGTTAGTTTGGACGTTGATGTTGAATCAGAAAATCTAATGATAGGTGTTAATGAATTCTATATTCCGTCCGTAATAAACCGAGAAATTGTTAAATTATTTAAGTCTGTGACACAATTAAAAACATATTTAGACGTATCTACGGTAACGACTGATAAAGGTGGAGACTTAGCAGATTCATGTTTGGGTGAATTTTGTTGGTCTTGGAAAGCAATGTCTTGTTATGATTTATCTTTGCCAGCAATAAGGGTATGTAATATAAACCCAATTACATATTCGGAGTTAGTAAAAACATTTCCAGTAAACTATTCTCCGACAAAATCGTGGATCGAAGCAACTTCAAATTGTTGCAACGAAAATGCATCACCGTTGGACTAAATATTATTAAAGCTTAATCTAAATTAGTAACTGATAATTCAGTTCTTGGTTTAACCAAAGGCTTGCGATTAACTTATGAGTAATAGATTTCACAATAAATGGCATAGAAAAAATCATCATACATACGGAAATGCATCAAATCCTGATGCATCACACGACCCAATAGCTAGTCCAGATCAACCATTTTTAGGAGATTTTTCTATACAAGGCGCAATATCTTGCGTTGCTCCAGCCAGTGCATATGCAGGTTATTTCTTTTCTAATAACACAGCACTATGCGCATTAGCTGGTGATAGAGCAATGCTTGCTAAAAGTTTTGGACCAATTGGCATACAGGTAGATTCTAAAAGCGTTGCAATAAGCGCATATGCACCAAATGTTGGTGTAAATGTTTATAGTTTACAACGCGCAATTTCAGCATATGGTGTACAGAGAGGTGCTTATATAGGATCTAATGAAAGAGGTTTGCAAGTAAGTGCTGGTATAATTGGAACAGCTACAAATAGTCCTAATATCGCATTAAGCGCATATGGTGAAAATTTTGGAGCGACAGTATATAGCCCATCCAGAGCAATTTCAGCATATGGTGGGCTTTTAGCATCAGAATTATATAGTTCTAATATAGCATTAAGCGCATTAGGACATAATTGTGCAATACAATCTTACTCCACTAATATTGCAACATCTTCTTTTGGTTACAAGGTTGGTGGGTTGAATTATAGCCATGACTTAGGCACTGGCACATGGGCCAATTTAATTGGACTATCTTCATATGGTGGAGTAAATGCAATTTATGCAACTAGTCCAAATGTAGCAATTTTAGCAGAAAGTAAAAATATCGCAATTGCTGCAAAAAGTACTGAAAAAACTGCAATTTCTGCATATGGTAGAGAAATAGGCATAGATACATCTGGTGATTATATAGGAATAAAATCATTTAGTAGTGGTGTTGGTGTTTCTGCTTATGGGGGGAAAACTGGAATTATCGCAATAAGTCCAACAATTGCTATATCGGCTTATAGCCCAGAAAAAGCATTACATATTGCTGGATATAGTTTATTTGATGGCAGTGTTACTATAACAGGAAACTTGTCAACATTAGGCGCTTTAACTTATTTGGACACGTATGTCCATATTACATCAGCATTAAGAGTTGAAAATATAGGAACCGGACCTGGTGTATGGGTAACTCAAAAAGGAACAGAAAATATAGCAGAGTTTTACGATGGAGACGAAGATCACGTTGCGTTGTTAATAGAAGATGGTGGAAATGTTGGAATAGGTTTAAATAATCCAGAAGCAAATCTTCATGTAGTAGACATAAACAACAATTCTCACCCAGAAGTTCGAATTGAATCAAGAAACAATCTCTTTAATCCAACATTAAGATTAATGGGAAATGTTTCAACCGAAGGTTTTTCGATTTGGTCTGACAACGTAATCGGTGATACATATCTTAAAAATTTAACACCTAATCCGCAATTCAATAGAGGTATTAGTTTTGAAACTGCTGGTAATTCCGACGCATTAACTATATTAAACGATGGAAAAGTTGGTGTTAATACGAAATTACCTACTACATCGCTCACAGTAAATGGAAATATTAGTTCCAATGGAGACATATTTTTAAACACCTTTAAAAAAATTAAATTTGGAAATGAAGATCTTACAAAACCAGATGCTGGTTCTATTTCATTTGAATATATAGACGGCGGAAATGGAAAATTGTATATTGACACATCAAATGTGGCAAATGAACCTATAGTTTTAAGACAAACGAGTAATGCAACAAAATATAACAGATTAGCAGTTACGGAAAATGGATTTGTTGCTGTTGGAAGTGAAATGCCCTCGAATTTTCAAAATATTCCTGCTCATTTATCTGTTTATGGTAATATATCATCATTTAAAGCGTTTGTGGCCGAAGATTTGTATTTTGGTACAGGGCAATGGCCAGATGTAAGATTATATAGATCTGCTCCAGATGTTTTAAAAACAGATGACAAATTTGAATTCGGTGGAGGAATTGATGTTACAGGTATCGCAAATATAAATACATCACCTTCTCCTTGGGGTACTTATATCGGAAATACTGATGCCAATGCTGGTAACGTATATATACGTGGAAATACATACATTAACGATAGTGGTTCTAAAAGTACATATATCAATAGATCACCAAACACTGGTTCTGTAGCGATAGGAAACAATACTGGTAATGTTGAGCTAGATGGTAATCAAATTAACATAAGTTCACCAAATTTAACATTAGAATCTAACGATTTAAGAATAAATGGAAACGCAACATTTAATAACAATTTAACAGTAAATACATTATCTGGTGCTTATATATTCTTAACAACACCAACACCGTGGTCTGTAAACCCAGGACCATTTGATAGCAACGATAATCCAAAATTATTTATAGGTTCATCAAGTGCTCGTGCATTATCTGGTGTTGTTTTGAGTTATGACAAAAACAAAAGACATTTAAAATTTACATCTGAAGTTCGTAAACCAGTATCAGAAGGTGGTGCGGTAACAACAAATGAAAGTTTTATAATCACACCAGAAGGATATGTTGGTATAGGATTCGAACCATATGAAAAACTCGCAGTTGATGGAAATATAATAGCATCCGGTAATATTACATCATATTCTGATGAAAAATTAAAAACAAATATTCATACCATAGAAAAACCTCTTGAGATGGTTTCCAAATTACGTGGTGTAAAATATGATAGAATAGATAACAAACAAACAAATATAGGATTAATAGCACAAGAAGTTGAAAAAATATTACCTGAAGTTGTTTTTGGGGATGATACAAAATCTGTATCTTATGGTAACATTGTAGCAGTTTTAATTGAGGCAATTAAAGAACTAAACAAAAAAGTTGAATATTTAGAAAGTAAAATAAATATGTCATAACATGAAAACTCTCGATTATTACATAAATCATCAAAACTTGGCAGGTATATTTTTAGAATTAATTAAACCAAAATATGGTAATGAATTTAAAGTTAAATTTCAAGAATCTGCACAGACCATGCAATCTGATATTGAAAGCGCATCGATGGATTCAACATGTTCTTGTACATCTAGAATAAGAAATTTTATAAATTTAAAAAAAGAAGAATGGGCTAATTTTTTATTTAATTATGCACAAGAAACAAATAGAGAAACTATTGTAGAAACTATTGCAACAGAAATGGAAAAACAATTCATGAATTCTACAGCAGGAATTGATTATAGGGGAAAAGTAGCAAAAACAACTATAGAAGAATGGCCAACATTTTATAAAGCGGTTCAAACAGAAAAAGGAATATATCGCAGCTTTTCTGTCGTTAAAGAAGGTCAAGATGTCTACGTATTTTTCTTATAATTTGTAGAATTTAAGATTTTACTATTAAGTATTTCTGAATGTTATTATTCGAAAGAGAAATAAATCTAACAACATCAGTAAATGGATTGGTTTATACCAATTTTGCACCATTGGCATTATCTATAAATCCATCTAATTTAGTTGTTAACGGTAAAATACATAATATTGAATATATTTTCCCCGACGAAACAATAAATCAAACTTATTTTTATTCAACAACAAGTATTCCGTCGTTTCCTAGACCTAATGATATAGGTGATCCTAGAAACTATAAAATAAATAAAACTCTATATTTACCATATAATAAAACATCACACACATATCAATTAACTGCTAATATATATCAAATCGGTTATACTCAGCCTACACATATATCTTTTAAATTGAACTTAAATGCTCCGAAATTAGATGGATTGGTTTCTCCCTATTTTGATAAAGTTCATTTAACAAATACAAGAATTTTCGGCGTCGAAAATCATATATTATATGTTTTTGAAACAGAAAATCCCAATTATTATATACCATTTATAACAAATTGGGAAAATAGACCAACACCAACACCGACACCGACACCAACAAAAATGTATAGACCTTATAAGATTTTTGAGCCTTATGAAGATCAAAGATTAACAAATGGATATGAACATATTGATTTTTACAATCAACAAGATGTTTATGATAAAGATGAAAATTATCCAAATTGCAAACCAGATTGGATAGTATTTGAGACTCCTGTTCCTACGGTTACGCCCACACCAACACCTACTAGAACACCGATACCGACAAATACACCTACACCAACACCAACTAGTACACCAAATCCAACAAATTCACCCACCCCAACTCCATCCAGAACACCAATACCAACAAATACTCCAACCAGAACACCAATACCAACACCTACATCAACACCAATACCAACACCTACACCAACACCGACACCTACTGCTATTGTATTCTTGGCAGATTATATTGTTATAACGTATCAATTTGATTCTACAAATGGGTTAGATTTAGATTCAAAAACAAAACTAATTGCCCCAATACAATCAGATGTTGTTGGTTATTGTAAATCAAACGATGCTTCACCATATTTATATTGGGGTGGAGATAATGAAGGAACAGGAGTAGAATCCGCTTATGTGGACTTAACAAAGTTTAATGCAAATGCAGTTGTCCAAATTAATTGTGGAGGAGTTTGGTACAATCAAAGATTAAATGGCAATATGAGCATTGACATAAGAGCATATCTCGGCGGAACTATGGTATTGAACGGTTATGGTTTCCAAAATGTTGGAGGAACACAAACAAACTTCACATCATTTGCGGGTAATATTGCATTACAATCAGGAGCTTGTAATGATGGTCAATTAGTTGGTGTTATATCTTATAACAAAGCAACAAACCAATTAACATTTACTCCATCATAAAAATATGAGTGATTTATACGAAAATACAGTATCCGGTGAATTATGGTCAAGATATCCATCCGGTGTGATTTATCCAGCAACATCCGCATTATCCGCACTTTATCTCAAATATTATACAATTGATGAAATCTTTTATAATGAGTTGAAAAATAACAACATTACTAGATTTGATTATTTTTACGATTCAATTTTCATAGAAACATCTAGAGGATTTATTTTTGATAAATTAATATTTGAAAATAATTCATATAAACCTAGTAACAACGATAACCATTTAGTTATTACGAGTCAAGACAATAAAACTCAACCAGATTATTGGTTGGATGAAACCAATAAAAAAATATATGTAGTTTTTACAAAAATAAAAGAATGGTTAGTTAATAAAATAATAATAAATGTATCTGTTCAACAATTCGATATAAGTCAAAATTTATTATACACAAAATTAAATTTTGATATAAATGTTAACATTTCAAATAATCATTACTACAGTGAACCTTCATTAGAACCAGCAAAAATATCATATAATCTTGATACAAAAACTTTTAATGTGTCATTTATATGTAGAGGAAATAATCAAGAATTTGGACTAATTAGTATTAATTTATCAAAAGGTCAAACATTAGAAATAGACGAAATAAATTGCTTTTTGCCTTTTATAAAAAACAAAACAATAAATGTTGATGTTATTTTAAATAAAACATTAGAAACTGATTTTTATAGTTAAATATTATTAATAACAAATGAACGTTTACAGTAAAGATTTATCTTCAGTTTTTTGCTACCCGATTAATTTTAATCTGATTGGCGATAAATTAACTGTTAAACAAACTCCAATATTATTCGAAAATGGAGCATATTTTCATATTCATGAATTTTTAAAAAACGCTGAAGACAACAAATTCAACAAAAAAACTGGTTTATTTTTAACTTCTTTGTTATCAGCAAAAGAAATTTTTATAGATAAAGAAACTCCAAAAGACAAAGAACCTATTATATCATTTTCAACGCCTTTAATCGATTCATCGTCTTATGTAATAAATCAAACATCCATCAACAATGTATTAAAATTAACAAAATCTAACGAAAAAACATATACAAAAGAAAACACTTTTACTTTTACTTTTGATGATGAAAATGATGCAGTATTTATATCATATAGTAATAACAGTTATTTGACATATACAGAAGTTGGCGATTTATATTTTGATAACATAATATCACCACCCTCGATTTATCAGATGTTTGATTATCTCATATCTGATAATAATATAATTTTTTTCACAAAAATTTCTAAATTCAAAAACATAATATATTTTGATACGACAACAAATGTTTTTAAAGTAATAACATTGCCATTGTCGTTAAATTCACAAATACCTACAAATTCTATTTTTTATTTTACATCATATGAAAATAAAAATATTTTAAATGATAGTGTTCACAATTCATATATTGCCAGATATGAATCCAGTCCTCTTTTAAATCAAAAAGATATAATTCCAACTAAAGAAAGTTTAAAAGAAAATTATAAACAAAATTATCTGTCTTTTTTTCCATACGAAAATTTAAAATTTTCAGAAACAGATGTTACGTTTGATTTACAAATTCATGGATTAAAAAATTATCAAACACCAGAATATAACTATTCAAGAGGATTTAATTATATTCCTAATTTTAAATCAATAAGAAGAGTATATAAAAATATATTTTCCGGAACAAATCAGTCAAATGGAACTGATAATTTATTCTTAGGGTTTAAATCTCAAACATACGAAAAGAAATTTCAACCAGACCAAGCAACAGTTTTTTATTTTCCACCAACAACAGAAAAAATACCAATTCATTATTCTGGATTGGTTGAAGATGGCGCATATGCTGGAGAGATACCATATACTTCTGATAGAGTTTATACTAAACAAATAGATTATTCGGAGATACGACCAGGTCTTCCACAACCAGATTCTATAAAGCGATTAACCGGATCTTGGTTGTGTAGTTGGCTTTACAAAGCACCATGGGGTGAATCAATTTGGATGGATAGATATTACAATTCATCATACTATACAATAGGACAAGCTTTAACTGCGTCATTGATGGTTTATAATAGAGATTTATATCCAGACGCAACATACGATGTATGGGATGAATATTCTAAAATGACACTAGAATCTGGTGTTAGATATTTATATTACAGGTCAGGACAACAAAATTCTAGAAATTTTTTGGAATACTTGGAAGAAGATTATCAAAATCCTTTGGGATCAAAATTAATCGATATAGAAGTTTTTAATTCATCACCATTAAAAGATATTTCCAAATACAAAAATGATGGTTTATTGTTATTAAACAAAGAAGAAAATTTAAAAACCGATTATTTGGTTTTAGATGGCACAAACCATGCAGTATTTCCTGCTAAAAATTCATTATTGGAACAAGATAATTTTACGATATCGTTGTGGTTAAAAGTAGATGATTGGGCAAACATAAACGGAAATCAAATTTTTGGAAATTTTTATGATAGTGGGTTTGGATTTATTAATGAAGCATCTTTAACTGCGCCATTACTAACAATAGTAGATTCAACCTCTGGAAATATTTTAAATCTTAATTATAGATTAAATAAAATTGAAGAACTAGTCATTCCAAAAACTGAAAATTATCAAGAAAATTTTTTAATTCAAAGACTTATAAATTATACATATTGGATAATAGATGCATATAATAGAAAATTGAGATTATATGGAGTAGAAGGTAAAATAATAAAGGAAGTTAATATATCAGGTAATATTGATTACATCGATCAGGTAGAAATAGATTCTCACGAAAATTTATATTTTTACGATATAAAAAATAAAAAATTAGTCAAAATGTCTCAGTTTGGTGTTGTTTTAAATACCACAACTTACACAGATCAATTCAAAAGAATAGAAATTGATTTAGACGATCAAGTAATTGGTTCATATGGAACATCATCAACCATAGATAACAACAACAATATGTGGGAAGTTATAGGTGGTAATTTGTATAAAAACAGACAGATATATGCAAATATAGGAGAGATACAACAAATAAACTGTGACGCATCCAACAATTTATGGATAGTTTATGCTAAAGACAAATTAACAAAATTAAATATAAACACAAATAATTTTGAATTTACAAAAAGTATAGGCAGAAATGTTTTAATAGATGAAGATTGTTTTAAATTTGATAAACAATTTAGATTTTTAAACTTTATTAGAGCGCCGAAATCAAATGTTGGTTGTGATGAACTTAAAGATAGAAATGAAGATTTAACAGTTTTTGTTGATGATTCTGATAAAATGTTATATCTATTAAACTCTGATGGAATTTTGGTTTCAAAAGTAAATTTATATGGATTAATAACTACAGACTTAGGAGCAATAACAACAGATCATAAATTTAAAGCACTCGGAGATTTTAGCAGTTACCAATATTTGAGAAAATATGGTGTTTTAGAAAAAAACTTAAGTTGGAAATTTAAAATAGCCGAAACTAATGGTTCTGATGGTCAGATTTTATCTTTAAAATATGATATAAAAGATTTACCACCTGGATGGCATAATTTTACTTTCACTTTTAACAGTACCGACGGAATAGCAAAATACTACATAGACACATTTTTAGTAGATAGCGTAAGTTTCGATTCTGGTAGATATCAATTATATTATAATTTTAAAACGTCATTTTTATTAGGTGCTACAAATATAAGAAATACAACTTTAAATGATTTAATTAAAGTTGATGATGCATATAAATTAGTTGGAGAAATTGGTAGAATATTGATGTATAAAAAAACCTTAACGCAGGGTGAAATTGAACAAATATATTATTCATCGAATTTATCAATAGATAAAGGACCATTGCGATGGAATTTAGTCGTGGGCGAGAGAAACTACGTAGAAGAAGTTAAACATTGGTTTCAAATGCAATTGCCATCAAATAAAAGCAAATATTACAATATCAATATTCATAATTTAAATGCAAGTGAAGAAATTAGACAAACAATAGAACAAGCATTGCGTCAAAACGTTAAAAAGATAACTCCAGCACATGTAGATTTATATAAAATAAATTGGTACGATAAAGTTGTTAAAATTATACCAACACCAACACCAACACCAACTCCTACTGCAACAGAATGCATTAAAATACAAATACCAACACCAACACAGACACCAACAGTTACTCCTACTCCATTACCAACACAGACACCATTTCCAACACCATCACCATCACCAACATCAACACCGATACCAACACCTGAGCCTACACCATTCCCAACAAGAACACCAATACCAACATCTCAGCCAACACCAACATCAACACCGATACCAACACCTGAACCTACACCGTTTCCAACAGGAACTCCGGTGCGTACTCCGCTTCCTACAAATACACCAACACCATCGCCAACACCTGCTGAGACACCATTCCCGACACCATTCCCGACACCATTCCCGACACCAACATCAACACCTGTACCAACACCGAATCAAACTCTCACACCAACAGCAACACCTAAACCGACAGCATCTCCAACACCTACACCAACACCGACAGCATCGACAACACCAACGCCAACACCTACTCCATCACCAACAAAAGGAATTATAACATTCGAGGATGATCAAATACAAACATTTGATTCTCAAGATTTGTATCCATTTCAATGATAAATAATATATATGTCAGTAAAATTAAATGAATTTCAAACAGCAACAACCATAAGTCCAAATGACCATATTGTTGGTTATTCTGTCGCATCCGCAGACGGCGAAAGACGTTGGACTTTTCAATCTTTATTAAATTCAACAACAGAAACTGCACAATCTCCAGTTTTAAAAACTGCTAGTTTTTCAATTACTAATAAAGATCATAATAAAGTTTTTTTAGCAAACTCTACAAGTACAATAATAGTTACACTACCAGCAAATATAAATTCTGGTACTGATATAAGTGTCATAAGAGCAAATACAGGTGCAGTAAATTTTGCTGCTGGTGCTGGTGCAACAGTTAAAAGCGCACCAGATTCTACTTTTGTGAAATTAGGTTTTCAGAATTCTATAGCAGGAGCTATTTGTACTGGTAACAATACATGGTATTTGTTTGGTGATTTAATACCATAAAATGCTTAATCGTTTTTCCAGTTGGTATACTGTAATAATAAACTTAACAACAAGAACAAATGTTAATGTTTACAATTTAATTACATCAAATTCGCAATGGACAAACACTAGTAAAAAATTAAGAGCACTCATTACAATACCGGAAAACAACACAATTTATTCTACATCCACATCAACACCAGCAATAACAATACCAAATCAATTTAGATATTATGACAGAATAACAATTATAAATAATGGAACTATAGTTGGTGCAGCTGGCGTTGGAGGTACGGGTGGTAGAGGTAAAACATCACCAAACGGATCAGCAGGAGGAGTTGGTGGAACTGCTTTGTTAATACAAAATAATATATTTTTAGAAAACAATGGACTTATATCCGGAGGCGGTGGAGGAGGCGGTGGAGGAGCAGGTTACTATTATACAACACAAGGGGCACAAGTAAAAAGTTGTTGTAATGCAAGTAATTGTGACGATTGTCCTGTTAATCTTTTAACTTCAGCGTATGGTGGACCAAATTATTGGGGAGATACTAACAACTATACATGTTCTTGTGGAGTTGGAAGTTGCACTGGTTTTTGTAATCCACCTTGCTGCGATCCAACACAAACTGGATTAGGTGGATCTTATTGCGTATGTTACGTTTTAAACAAATTTTATGGTGTTGGCGGTACTGGAGGCGCAGGAAGAAGTTTGAATGCTGCTGGAGCGGGAGGAACCGGAACATTGAGTGCAGCAAATGGAGGAAATGGTGGTGGTTATGGAGCATCTGGATCTAATGGATTGAATACTACACAAGGAACCGGAGGAACTGGTGGTTTAGGTGGATATTATATAGTAAGACAAAATGGTGCAAATTATATTTTATCAGGATCTGGTTCTTTTTTAGGAAGATTGCAATAAATAAAATAATATGAATGATATTAATAACGAAATTCAAATAATAATAGAAAGTTATGATGAAATTAATAAATCTATAATTTTTAAACCTTATATAGATGGTTTAAAAAAAACTATAGATCATTATGAATCGTATAGTTTTGATTTAAAAAATTGCATACAAGACGAGGATCTTTTAAAAACATTAGGAAAAATATCAAAACCAATATTGGAAAAACTTATTGATAATGAAAAAAATGATGTTGTTGAACCTTTAGACACGTTTATTAAAAACAATTTAAATAAAAAGTTAAAAATAAATAGCAATGAATTAGAAGAATTTGCAGCACCTGTAGAATTTACGACATCCGTTCAACCGATTACTTCATCTTTATTAACTTTTATTTTATAAAATAAAATGCTTAATCGTTTTTCCAGTTGGTATACGGTAATTTTAGATTTGACTACAAGATCAAATGTAAATTTATACAATTTTATAACATCAAATTCTAAATGGACTAATACGAATAAAAAATTAAGAGCATTTATTACTATACCAGAAAATAACACAATATATGGAACTACCGGTTCTCCTGCTATTTTAGTTCCAAATAATTTTAGATATTTTGATAGAGTATATATTATAGTAAACGGAAAGGTTTCCGGACATGCTGGCGCAATAGGAGCAAGAGGTTGCGGTGCTACAGATGGAAGCGATGGGGGAGATGGAGGAACGGCAATACGATTACAATCGCCAAGTTACGTATCAGTAACAACTCTCGGATCTGGCATTGTCCAAGGTGGTGGCGGTGGTGGTGGCGGCGGCGGTGGTTACACGTATATTGCTTCAGGAGAACAGTGTTGCCGATGTAATAATGGTTGCGGAAATGCTTTTACTTGTGATGGTCAAAGTGGATGCTATGTACCTGGTATTGTTTGTGCGGGTTATTGGAAAGATGAATATGAATGCAAAGATGGAGGATCTATAGCTACTTGCTGTGTTGCTTATTCATATACAGTCAATAATTGTGGTGGAAATGGTGGATCTGGAGAAGGATATAATTTGTTACCAACAAATGGCCTCACAGGACAAGCACAGTGCGGAACTGGAGGAAACGGAGGACTTTTTGGACAAAATGGAAATAA